TCCAGCGGTTTTCATCTGGTGGAGACCATCTCCTTTTTAGATAGGAGTGCTTTGTTGGACAAGCAGTGTGTGACCCAGATGCGTACAGGCTTGTCTCAGGGAAAATCATTCTCAGAAATGATGGAAAGTTTGGGTTTTTCAAGTGCCATTGTCACTCAGTTATCCCTAGCTGAAGTCCATGGAAATCTCCACCTGAGTTTGGGAAAGATAGAAGAGTATCTAGACAATCTAGCCAAAGTCAAGAAAAAATTAATTGAAGTAGCGACCTATCCTTTGATTTTGCTGGGTTTTCTTCTCTTAATCATGCTGGGACTACGGAACTATCTACTACCACAACTGGATAGTAGCAATATTGCCACCCAAATCATTGGCAATCTGCCACAAATCTTTCTAGGCATGGTAGGGTTTGTTTCCATACTTGCCCTTTTAGCACTCACTTTTTATAAAAGAAGTTCTAAGATGCGCGTCTTTTCTATCCTAGCACGCCTTCCCTTTTTTGGAATTTTTGTGCAGACTTATTTGACAGCCTATTATGCGCGTGAATGGGGGAATATGATTTCGCAGGGAATGGAGCTGACGCAGATTTTTCAGATGATGCAGGAACAAGGTTCTCAGCTCTTTAAAGAAATCGGTCAAGACCTAGCTCAATCCCTACAAAGTGGCCGCGAATTTTCTCAAACCATAGCAACCTATCCTTTCTTTAAGAAGGAGTTGAGCCTCATCATCGAGTATGGGGAAGTCAAGTCCAAGCTGGGTAGTGAGTTGGAAATCTATGCTGAAAAAACTTGGGAAACCTTTTTTACCCGAGTCAACCGCACCATGAATCTGGTGCAGCCACTGGTCTTTATCTTTGTGGCACTGATTATCGTTTTACTTTATGCGGCAATGCTGATGCCCATGTATCAAAATATGGAGGTAAATTTTTAACATGAAAAAAATGATAACATTCTTGAAAAAAGCTAAGGTTAAAGCTTTCACACTTGTGGAGATGTAGGTTACTAAAATTATTTATATTTTCCAATTGATAACAATGTCCTCAGCTGTCACCTTAACCTTGTTTATAAGCCCTCTAACAAGCACCTTTTGACTTTCGTAGTCCATTGAAAAGACTTTCTCAGCGTTTAGCAGTTTCCTCATATTAGCCTTTCTTTTGTTCTTCCTGAGTGCTGGATCGTTTTCCAGTTCAGTCTCAAGAGTAGCCCTCATGCTTATAAATTCGGCTGACTTGCTCTGTAATTCTTCAAGGGTAATACGGTCATCTATGTATAGATCGTTGAGTCTGCTCAGTTTCTTTGATAGCTCCTCTATTTGTTTCTTATAGCTCTCACGGTCTATGGTCTCAGCATTGTCTCCTGAAAATATTTTTTCCAGGTAATCAGCGTCATCTTGTAATTTGCTTATTTCTTCTAGCACATAGGCCTCTAGCTTGTCTTTGTAGTAAAATCCTGAGTCACACTTTTTATTGTCGTTGTAGGTAGTAACGCCTCTCAGCGTTCGTGGGTGCCTTTGATGGCATTCATATTTTTTTAACCTGCTTCCATCTTTCCTCTTTACGCCTAACATAATTTTTAAAGGAGCGCCACAATATCCACATTGGGCGATACCGGATAGAATGTACTTAGCTTGGAATGGTCTAGGATTGACATTCTCTGCTGCTGTCCTTTGTCTGATTTTGAGCTCAGCTTGAGTCTTATCGTATTCCTCTTTTGAAATAATCGGCTCATGATTACCTGGATAAATTTCTCCCTTATACTGATTGAAACCACAATAGACAGGGTTATCGAGTATGGTTCTGACCGCCCGATAACTCCAAGACACATGCTTTGGGTATTTCTCATTCAGATCATCTCTCAGCTTAGTAATAGATCTCCCTCTCAGATAACTCTCAAATATAAATTTAACAGCCAGAGCCTGAGCTGGATTGATAGTAATGGTTCCAGTCTCTCTGTGGTAGTCGTATCCATAGGATGTTTTAGCCCACATCATGGATTTTCCAGCCTTGGCCCGTCCCAACTTTCCTAACTGCATTCTTTCCTTGATTTGCTCACGTTCAAACTCAGCTATTGCAGATAAAAGAGTTAGGAATAAAGTACCCATGGCAGAAGAAGTATCGATATTTTCTTGGATGGATACAAAATTAATTTTATTTGTATTAAACACATCTTTAATCAAATAAAGTGTATCTCTTACATTTCGTGATAGTCTGTCGAGTTTGTAAACTAAAACCGTGTCAAACAAACCGTTTTTTATATCATTAATCAAGCTCGTCATTCCGGGACGTTCCAGACTACCACCAGAGAAACCAGCGTCAATATATTTATTATAGATTTCCCACCCCATAGCATCACAATACTTTTCTAAGCTGTCGATTTGGCCGTCTATAGAATATCCTTCATCGGCTTGATTTGTGGTGCTTACTCGTGCATATATAGCTACTTTCCTAATCATTCGAGTCACCCCAGCATTCAGAATACTTCCAAGCAAAACCGCCAGCCTTTTTTCTTGTACCTTTGCAGCACATTGAAATACAAGAAAGGTTAATTTTCAGAGTTTTACTAGCATCCGTCATACTATTCCACTCTTTTACCACATTCCCGTCTAGATCCATTTGCAGAACCTTTTTATTACTACTTTTTCCAAGCGTCCTAATAGTGTCAATTTGAGACTGCTGCACAGATTTCAAGCCGGTTTTAAATGCGTGTTTAATATTTTCGCTAGCAGAAACCCACTCTAAATTATCGACAGCGTTATTGGTTTTATCGCCATCAATATGGTTTACTTGCGTCTTCGTTTTTGTGTCTGGGTTGTCAATAAAGCAAGTAGCAACAATTCTATGAACAAAGTAATGCTTCGCTTTTCCGTTTTTAGTGAGCGCCACGGTGTGATACCCAAATTGCGTAAGTTTCTTTTTCAAAACTCTGCCTTTCAACAATCGGAAACCGTCCCATTTTGGCACAACTTTGTCTAGGCTTCTAACATTCCCTAAATCGCTAACTTCGTATAGACCTTCGTAACCTACAACTTTTTTCCATTTTTCCATTTTTTTTACTCCATTCTATGATAAAATAGAGTATAGTAAAACAGCCTAAGAATTAGGTGTTTTGCTATACAATTTTCAACCTCACGCTCTCGGTCGCCAAACTTCTGAGCGTGGGGCTTTTTTGTTTGCAACTATTTCCACTTTAGAAACAGTTGGTTTTATTCTTTCGATAAGTGTTGTTGAAGAATTAAGGCCACGTTGGCTTTCTCTTCCTCTGTCATAGGCGGATCATTTGGGTCATCAACTGAAAACTCGATAGCATGCCACTTATCATTGACTCTAATCCATTCTCTTCCGTCTGTGGCATTTGCAATCTAGGTTGTGTTTAATCACTTCCATCGGTCTACTTTCGTTACTCATGTCATCCCTCCCGATATATATCCATAACTTCGCCGATAATTCGGAAGTCTGTCTCTGGTGTGATTGGCATGTCCTTGTATTCTGGGTTTAAACTGTGTAAGTAAGCTTGGTCTTCATCAATAACAAGTTGCTTAATATATGCTTCTCCATTGTAGTTGAACACTCCGATAACACCGTCATTCAAGTCAACGCTTGTCTGGATAAATATCAGGTCGCCATCTTGGTAGTCTGGCTCCATAGAGTCCCCTTTGATTGGAATAACAAAGTCAGCATCAACATCCACTGGTAACTCAATCCGCTCCACTCGTACATCATTCAAATACTGCCCAGTACCAGCAGAAGTAGCGTGGTCGTAGTAGTCGTAACCATAGAGTTGAACAACTTTCTCCGATACTTCGTTTTTCTTCGTTTTTCTTCGTGTCTCTTGTTCGTCCCGTAATTTTTCAGCGTATGTGATAACTTTTCTTTGTCCATTCGGTTCTAGTTGGTCATAGATGGTTTGGATAGAGGAAGTATTAGAAGAAGAGTCATCGACCATAGAATTATTAGTTACAAATCTAGGGTCTAATACAGATTTAGGTACTCCAAAAAAATCTGCAATTTTTTGAACATTGCCAGGGATTGGCAATGAAGTTCCTTTTACATACCCTGTCAATGTGCTAGGTGGTATTCCTGTCGCTCGAGATAGCTCAGCTTGTTTACAATTTCTATCAGATAAAATTGAGTTAAGATTTGCGGAAAAGACTTTCATATCCTCTTTATCTTGAGGAGTTAATTTTCCTCGTCCTCTTGCCATGTTTTTTCCTCCTATCTTCTTTACTATATAATACCGTTTATTTTCGATTTTGTAAATAAAAAATTCGAAAAAATTACGAAAAAATTCGAAAAAGTTATTGACATACGATTTAAATCGTAGTATAATATAATCAAGCTTAAGGAAATAACAAAAACAAAGCGGAGGGAAAAACAATGAATAAAGGACTTACAACACAAGAACAAATCGCACTAGCAAAAGAAATCTTACAAGTTAAGAACCGCAGAGAACGCTCGCTTAAACTAGGAGAAATCCTAGACCGTGAAAAACTATCATCAGATGATATGTACGAATTGTATAACACACTATTGACAACAATTAGAGTTTACGGAGACGTTATCGGATTTGATGATAAAGATTTTCAAGAAATGGCTCTTACAATCTTAGTTCTCGAAAAGGTTGAAGAAGCTAAACAAGCTAGGGTAGCGTAGAGGGGTGCGATTCCTCTCCTAGCTATTGCTCTAAGAGCAAAAAAGAGAGAAAGGAGAATGGAATGAGACCAAGACGATATCCGTATAGTGGGAAAATAAAAAAGCCTATCGGACAATCGATAGACTTTATCATAGACGAAGATGCTATTCTTCAATCGGTTTTTCAAATTTCCCAATCGAAACACCCAATATCTGGTCTAAAAATAGACAAACATATGGCAATTTGAATGGTCCACTGGTTGAACTAGTTCGAACTTCAACATCTACTAAAAAGATTGCTGTTGGATTTTTTTCATCGTATTCAGAAACTCGAAGATCTTTTATTGCTTGAGCAATTGCGGATACGTTAGGATAATCAGAGCTATTATGATTATAAGGTTCGCCAATGTATTGTCCTGCAGCTGTTTGGACTATCAACTTGTGACCTGTATTTTTAGCGATAACAGAATGTGTTAGTAGAATGTCATATTTTGCTAAGTTATTACTCATATCTTTCTCTCCTTTCTGTTGAATTTTTGACTAAAACGGGAGAGGTCTTAGTCAAGAATATTATAGCATAATCTAAATTAAATAACAATATGTAGTGTTTTTGTATATTTGGAACACAATATATTGAGGAAGGAGCAATGTATGTGGAAGAAGTTTAAGCATTTGTTGATTGAAAAAGGGATGACACAAAAAGCATTAGCTGAAAAAGCTGGTATCAGTCCAAATACAATCAGAAATATCAAAACCGAGCGTATTTCTTTTAAGAATATGTGCAAAATCGCTGATGC